AAGTATAACAACAATCAGAGCAGCAGTAACATCTATAACTTCATTGTCCGATGAACGTGATAAAAAAGATGTTGAAGATTTAGACATAGGTTTAGATTTTGTAAAATCATTAAAACCTCGTAAATTTGTATGGGATAATAGAGTTGAAAAAATAGTTAAATTTGATGATGATGGTAACGTAGAAAGTGAAGAAGAATTTTATAGCGCTAATAAAGGAAAAAAAGATTTTGGATTTATAGCTCAAGAAGTTAAGTTACTAGATAACGATACTTTAAGATTAATATATGATGCCAATCCTGATAAACTAGAAATGAGTTATGGAAAGCTAGTGCCAATACTAGTAAAAGCTATACAAGAATTGTCTGCAAAAGTTTCAGCTTTAGAAAACGCATAAAGTAAAATAATTTAAGTAAATTTGAAAAAATAACAATAAAATATAATATAATGAGTGAACAATTAAAAAAAGTAAGTGAAGAACATTTAAGTAAACTTCAAGAATTAAACCAACAATTCGCAGGACTTCATAAACAAGTCGGGGATTTAGAAGTAAGAAAACATCAAGCATTAAATGCTATTGATCATCTTAGTTCTGAATTCAAAACTTTTGAAGCTGAATTAATTAAAGAATACGGCGATAATGTAGTAATTAATTTAGAGTCAGGCGAGATAAAAGATAAACCAGAAGATGGCGAAGATAAGTAATTTAATAGCCTACCCTACTGTTGCACCGCAACTAGGAGATTATGTAATAGGTACAGATACGTCCAACAGTAATGAGACTGTAAACTTTACACTACAATCTATTGTTAATATAATCCCAGCGGATACACTTGCAGAAGTGTTAACGGCAGGAAATACGGCTACTAATAATATTATCTTAACAGGAAATTTATCTATCACAGGAACATATGCTGACAGCAGCGGAGATGTAGGTGTTTCAGGACAAGTCTTATCTTCGACTGGAGCGGGAACAAATTGGATTAACAATGTTGACGGCTCTGGTACATTAAATACATTAGCTAAATGGACTCCAGATGGAGATACACTAGGTAATAGTTCAATCACAGATGACGGAACTAGCGTCATTGTAGCAAACAACATATATCTACAAGGCAGTGAAATTGTTTTAGGAAATCAAGTGTCAGATGTAGTGACTGTAAAAGGTGCAGCAAGATTCGTACAAAAAGCAGGATTCGCCTCAACAATACTCGATGGAGGTGATAACGCTGGCGGAAGCGGCCAAGTATTGTCTTCTACAGTAACTGGTGTTCAATGGATAGATCAATTACCTTCGGGACTTAATTTTCAAGGGGCGTGGAATGCAGCCACAAATACTCCGGCTTTAGCTTCAGGAGTAGGAGTGCAAGGTTATTATTATATTGTAGAAACACCAGGTACTACTAATTTAGATGGAAATAATAGTTGGCAAACAGGAGATTGGGCTATTTATAATGGAACTGCTTGGCAAGAAATTGATAATCAAAATATATTTTCAGGATCAGGAACTTCAAATACTATGACCAAGTGGACTGGAGCTCAGTCTTTAGGAAATAGCACGTTAACAGACGATGGAGTTACATTGACATCAACCACTAACATAAGCTTTACAGGAACGACAAATGATCTTGGAACGGGGACTGGTACTAATCAATTTTACGGTTTAAATTATTTTTACGGAAACGCAAGATTTGATGGAGAAATTAGAGATAATGTTGGTGCAGCTGGAACAGCAGGGCAAGTATTATCAAGTACAGGGACTACAGTTGAATGGAAAAGTGTAGTAGACGGAAGCGGTATAGCTGGAAAATTACCTAAATGGTTAGACTCAGACACATTAACTGATAGTAGTATATCAGATAACGCAGGAGCTGTCGCTATAACCGCAGCTTCATATTCATCTAATTTTTCGGGGTTAGTTCAAATACAAAGTGGCACATCAAATATAGATTTGACAGCAGGCGCTGGAGGAGGCTTTAGTGTTGCGACAGACTTAAGATTAGACGCCGGTGTTCAGTTAGAATTTAATGCATCAAATCCTACAATACCAATAATCAATCATGCTCCTGCAGAATTCAAGAAAACTATTTTAGATAGTACAGGAGGCGCAGGAACAAGCGGTCAAGTGTTGTCTTCTACAGCTACAGGTGTTCAGTGGATTAGTTCATCATCATCTCTTCCATTAGCAGACGGAACAAGAGTAGCAACAGGATTAATGACATCAGCTCAGCTTCTAAACATGTTTACTGTTCCAATAGAAATTATTCCTGCACCAGGAGCAGGTAAATTAATAGTAGTAGATTCTGTCGTAAGTAAATATAATTATGTTACCAACGGGTATTCAAACGTAAATTTTCCAAAAATGAGATATTCAGCGGGAAATAATGTTACTGCATCATCTCAGATTCTATTTGGAAGTTCTGATGTATATGATTTAAAAACAGTTACTAGTACTACTATGAGTGTAAATCAAAGTATAGTATTTACTCAGCTTTCTCAAAATCCAACTGGAGGTGATAGTACGGTGTTTTATAATGTAAAATATAGAATTTTAAATACTTCTGATCTTACAGTAGATTTAACATAGATTTAATTAAATAAAATTTAATTTACAATGGATATAAGAAAAATTTCCATAGGTTCTGATTATAAATCAAGCGCTATGCATTACTTAATAGGACAGCCTGTCTTAGGTGGTAGTTACACAATACATTTAATTAAACATGATTCTTTAAATAGTTCAATAAAAATTTGGATTGAACAAAATAATGAAGTATTATTATGGAAAGAATTTAATTCTAATATGCCTATATCAGTAGAATATAATATAAATTTTTAATGAAATCTCCTTATTACTTTATAGTAAAACCTTTAAAGGGTAGAAGATATGATAATGTAAAAAAAATAGGAAGTATAGATTTTTTTACAAGTGTTTCTCAAGAAGATCACACTGCTTCCAATAGATTTGCTGAAGTAGTTAGTTGTCCGTTAAATTATAAGGGAGAAATAAATACAGGAGATATATTATTAGTTCATCATAATGTTTTTAAAATATATTATGACATGAAAGGTCGAGAAAAAAGCGGAAGAAGTTTTTTTAAAGAAGATTTGTTTTTTATTGATTACGATCAGTTTTATATGTATTATAATAAAGGTAAATGGCAAACTCATTCTAAGTATTGTTTTATAAAACCGGTGCCTGTAAGAGAATCAATAATTATGAAACCTGTAGAAGAAGAACCTCTTGTAGGCATAGTTAAATATTCTAATCAAAAACTAACTGACTTAGGTGTAAATGAAAATGATGAAGTGGTATTCGAACCTGAGTGTGAATATCCTTTTTACATAAATGGGGAAAAGCTTTATAGAATGTTTTGGAATAATATAACTATGGTATTATGAAAACATCAAAAGACTTGAAACTTGAAATAATTAACGCAGGAAGATTAGCTGTATCACAGTTAATAAAAGTTGCTAAAGAAGATATTATTAAATATGATAAAGATGATGAGTTAGCTGCGGATAGGTTAAAGAATGCAGCTGCTACTAAAAAGCTTGCTATATTTGATGCGTTTGAAATATTAACAAGAATTGAATTAGAAAAAGATTTATTAAACGGAGTTGAAAAAGTAGAAGAAAAATCAATACAAGGATTTGCAGAAAGACGATCAAAATAAATTATATACTGTTGTAAAAAACCATGTATCTAAACAATCTATGCTAAAGATGAATCAGCATAAATCCTGGTCTTATGGTTATAATCCTAAACATGATTTGGTTGTTATTAGTAAAGATGGAACCGTAGGTGATATATACAATATAAATGGTTTGTTAATTGGTTTACCAAAAACTCCAAAACAAATTTTTAAAAAATCTAAAAAAACTTCTGATCAATACTGGTCTGTGTTTGAGTATCCTAAAGTTTTATCAAAAATAAATTCTATATTTCAATGGCACGAAATGAATACTGAATTTAAAAATCAATGGGTAGATTATATTGAAACTGAGTTTGATAGAAGAGATGAAGGTTTTTGGTTTTATAATAATGGAAATCCAACATATATAACAGGGACTCATTATATGTATTTGCAATGGACAAAAATAGATATTGGTAAACCAGAATTTAGAGAAGCTAACAGAATATTTTATATTTTTTGGGAAGCATGTAAAGCTGACAAAAGAAGTTTTGGAATGTGTTATTTAAAAATAAGACGTTCAGGTTTTTCGTTTATGGGTTCTTGTGAAGCGGTTAATACAGCTACTATAAGTAAAGACGCAAGAGTAGGTGTACTTTCTAAAACAGGATCTGATGCTAAAAAAATGTTTACAGACAAAGTAGTTCCTATTTCTAATAACTATCCTTTCTTTTTTAAACCGATTCAGGACGGTATGGATAGACCAAAAACTGAATTAGCTTACAGAGTTCCAGCTTCTAAAATTACTAAAAAAAATATGTTTCAGGCAAATGAAGAAGAGTTAGAAGGATTGGATACAACTATAGATTGGAAAAACACTGCAGACAATAGTTATGATGGGGAAAAATTAAAACTATTAATTCATGACGAATCAGGTAAATGGTTAAAGCCAGATAATATTATAAATAATTGGAATGTAACCAAGACTTGTTTAAGGTTGGGTAGTAAAATTATTGGAAAGTGCATGATGGGTTCTACGTCTAACGCGCTAGATAAAGGAGGTTCTAATTTTAAAAAATTATTTTATGATTCTGATGTAAAAGACAGAAATCAAAACGGTCAAACAAAAAGTGGACTATATAATCTTTTTATACCTATGGAATGGAATTTTGAAGGATACATAGATAGGTACGGAATGCCTGTGTTTAAGACTCCAGACAAAAGTATTATAGGTTCTGATGGAGAGTTTATTTATCATGGTGCTATTAATTATTGGGAAAACGAAGTAGAATCATTAAAAAAAGATCCAGATGTTTTAAATGAATTTTACAGGCAATTTCCAAGAACTGATTCACATGCATTTAGAGATGAAAGTAAACAGTCATTATTTAATTTAACAAAAATTTATCAGCAAATAGATTACAATGACTCTTTAATTAAAGAACATTTTTTAACAC